TTATCAATCGTGACTTTCCCGGTCTTTGGATCGTACATCTGCTCAATGTCTTTATAACTGCGTGCCAATTCTTCAACCTCATTCTCAAACAACCGTAATGTTATGGCTGATGATTGTTTTTTTGAAATGAGGTTGACCATTTTCTTATAAACTTTTTTCAGGTATTGCTCCATGAAAAATCTATCAGCGTTATCACGGGTATTCTCCCGTTGTGATTGCATCTTTAATGCTTGTGGTGTCTTTCCAAACCCTGCTTCTGTCTGTTGTGTGACTGAGGTATCTGTTGTTCCAAACAGATTAAGAAGTGATCCATTGGCCACTTGGTAGGTATTGTTGAATGTTGCAATACCCTGAGGGTTTAAGTTGATCGGCATGGCTACGTTGCTGATATTTCCCCGTGCTAACCACTTTGCAGCCGGAACATACTGAATGGATGATGATGATGCGATGTTATCTTTGTTTAATATGACTGGCGGGAATATGGACATCTTGACCGCATCAAGATAGAGGTTCCATGCGCTATTGATCGCCTGTTGCATGGATGCTCCACGTTCAAAATCACCCATCCCCATAAAATCATCCAAGAGTGGAATGGAGTATTTGCAGACAACAGGTAATTCACCGTCATCATGCGGGTTCTTAATATCCCGAAACTCCATGTCTGCATCGGTGCAGAAGTCTACCCACCGATCACCTTCGTACTGTGTCAGGACTTCGTAATATCCTTTGGACTTTGCTTCTTCGCTTGTCGGATATGCTGTGTCTTCTCTCCTCGACTTCTCATCTGAATCCCGGTCTTGTTTTGATCCGGCTCTGTCTTTCAGTTCGGTAATGATCTTGTCTATATTCTTGAATCCTTCACGTTTAGATTCTTTGAGGTTTTCAAAATATGACAATGGTTTCCATGTCCGTACGATGATGTAATCACTATCGTCTACACTTACTGCTCCCACCTGTGGGAAGACATCCCGGATATTTAATAGCCATATATCAGGCCCAACGTATCCATTCTTTTTGACATCCCAATCCACAAGCGTAAAGAAATTTCCGTAGATGTTGGAATATAAATCTACCATCCGAAGTTTTGTCAGAAGATCAAACTGTGCATTTGCATTGGGATTGACATACTTCTCAAGAATCAAGTTCATCAAAGATGCTGCACCCATATCGTTTCTTGATATTGCTTTGACTTTCCCAACAGGAAGCTGTGCCATGACCCGATAGGATCGTTCAAGAGAAAGTGTTGAGAGTTTTGGATCAAAGACTGAGGACCTTGTTGTTCCTGAAATGGAATCGGCTAGTTGGTTATGAAAGAGTTTTTCGTAGGTATCCCATGCTTCTGTTTTAGTCGAAAGATAATCCTCTGCTGCGCTTTTACGGGTTAGAATTTCATCACGTATTTTTGACATAGGTTCCTTTGATTGCCACAAAAAAAGCAGGGGGACTTCCCCTGCTAGAGCTGCCATATGCAGCATGAGCAATATTGATTAGCAGAATAAATGGTTTTTGAATAAAGTCAAGGGGGTCTAGTATCTGATCCGCTTGTTCTTTACAAGATTGAGTGTTGAAAGATCAGCGATCCCGTCTTTTACTACGACATTAACGCTTATCTGGCCGTATTGCATTTTGGTAGTTTCCATCGCTAGTATCGTATGAAAACCCACGTTCTTTTTGAGCAACGAATACACACCCTCGGTAGTTGTCTGTGTAGGTGATTGTTTCGAATTGGGCATAGTCTTCGATATTTCCTTGGCTTACTCTGATTGTGAAAGTGAACAGTCCATCCTTCTTCTCTTGCATATCCCGTTCAATGTCAAGATGCGGTCGGATGTTATGCTGGTTGATCGTAAGTTCATAGTTCATATTCCTTGTACCCACTTAGTATCATCCGGCAATTCAAAGTCTTCTTCTTGTCGGTTCATACTGTTGAGGGCATAGCGTATCGCATCCATCGCGTGATTGAAGATCACATCGGGTTCATTGATGGTCTTTCCGTCTTTGTCTGTTTGCCATAGATAGTTCCGATATTCTTTCAATACATTGGTGCTACGTTTTGTTACAGATATACGCTGCTGTTGTACGTATTGGATGCCCTTTAATATACTTCCTTGTCCTTTGAGTGATGGTTGGATACTTACACCATAAGACTGAATCTCGTCTATACTCTTTGGTTCTGCGCTATCTGCAATACAGAGTGCTGTCCGTTGGTTGAGGATAATATCGGCAATCTGTTTATTTGATAATCCTTTTTGATACGTTATTTCATCGAAGATATATCCCCCGTTATACCAGTAGATTGCGATGATTGCTGTAGGGTCGTTGGAGTATCCGAAATCTATCCCGAAGCGTTCTAATCGTGCTTCATGGGGTATCTCGTCTATCGTTTGCCAATCGATGTATATCTTGCCTTCATAGTCACCCAGTTGTCCTTCACCGTACACTTTCCACCAGTTCTTGTTTCCTTTTCGGGATTCAATCGCTTGTACGATCTGTGGATCAAGGGCTTCATTGTCTTTGTAGGTAAGGATAAGAAAATCATTCTCTTGTTTGTTGAGTATATCGGTATAGAACCAAAACTCTGAAACAGGATTCCAGTCGAGCCATATAATCTTTTTCGTTCTGACTTCCAACTGTGTATATGTTTCATAGCTGATATTGTTTGCTTCATTCACAAACAGAATGTCCCGCCTTGGCCCTCGTACTTTCCCCGGTTGGTCTGCACTAAAGAACTCGATGATGGATTCATTCGGGAATGTATAGATAAAATCCGTTTTATTCCACCGTTTATCATCAAAGCATTTGTGTTCCTGCATGATGGATAGGAAGTCCCGGATTGCTCCCCGTTTGAGGTGTGGCATGGATTCAGATACTACCGAGAGTGTTTCTTTTTCTTTGTTGGTTCCGGCTCTCTGAATCATCCACAAAAGAATTGAAATTGTCTTAGATGCTGACGTACCACCAGCCACTCCCCTAAGTCGTTTCCGTAGTGATAGTATCTTGTCTGTTGCTGTTGTCCGTTGATACATCATTCCGCCTTTACATTTCCAAGGATTGCAATAATATTTTCACCGTTTATTGTGACTGTTTGCTCTTGTGCTTTTTCTTTTCGTAACATCGCCAGTCGTTCTCTCCACATCTTCCAATCCCGTTTCCCTACGTGTTCCATTTCTGATATTGACCGATCAATTCCTTTTGATAACGCTTTCTGAAACTCTGGTAGATTCTTCCACTTATTTATCGTATTTCTATGTACACCAAGTGCTTCTGCAAGCATCTCCCAATGTTCGGGTATCTCTCCATTCTCAACAATCTTCATAAATCGTTGGTACTCTATCTCTTTATACGGCTCTTGCACTTTTTGAACATTTTGCGACACGGATACTACAATGCCCTTCTCGCTGTCTGTAGTGCCCTTAGATGCCCTGTTTACACTAGCTGTAGTATCTTCCATAGTTTACTATTCTATCATGTCGTACAATGTCATCTGACAGAATAATCCTCCGCAAATTCAACTTTGATTACATAACACCGATCAATGGTTCCATCTTGGTTGTCTGTATCTTCAATCTTTGTTACTGTTCCCTTTGCGCCAATCGTTACTTCTTGGCCAATTTCTAACTCTTTGTCTATTGGTGCTTTCCCTGCGCTTATTCGTACTAATTTCTCATTTATTTTCATGTTCTTTCTGTCCTTTCCACTTCTCCCAATCCCATGAATAGATAATTGTTTTTCCATCAATCAGCCCTACGGTTTGTCCACCAATCCATCGGGTAAACTCAGTAAATTCTTCTTTGCTAAGTAACGTTCTAATATCTTCTAAATCGTATCCGAGCTTGTTATATTTTTTCATAGTTCTCCTTTAGCGGGGTTTGAGGGAATTGAACCCACAGACACGCTACATAGTCCATGCGTCACCAGACAACCCCTATGTTTACTTTTTCCAAAACTGCCACCACTTTCTGTTTGTTGGAATTTCAATAAACTGTATCTTTTCAGGCATATCTGCTACAGAAATACACCAATAATATTCAGAGAATTTTGGTAATGTATCTCTGCCTACGGATGAATCAATCAAAACTAACCATTTCTTTTTCATATCAACCCTTTCTAATAGTCAAAACCATCAAGCTCATAGATTAAATATTTTCTTCCCGAATCTACATACCGAAATACAAAACAAATAAAATTGCTTTTATCCATTTCTGCCTGTTCTGGTTCAAGTTTATACGCAACATTGAATACCCTACGAATAGGAATTTTTATTTCTGGTTCTCTATTTTCAGCTTCTATTGTCTTTATTACTTTGTCCCCCCACATCAATAATGCTTTCATATCAACCCTTTCTTTTTCAATGCAGACTGAATATCAGATAGTGCTCGGTTATAGCCAACTAAACCGCAAGTACAATCAATCCACTTCAAATCCATTTCTCTTTCGCATTCTTTTGTATGTTTTTTTGATTTCTTTGGTATCGCCTCACTCACTTCTTGACGGATTTTGAGGGCAAAGGAACGGATGAAATCTTTAACATCATCCGCTGACCCTATTACAAAGTTTTTTTCCATCATAGGAAAGCATTTGCCTTCTGGTGGTTCTCCTAAAAACTTTTTAGAAAAAAATTCTATTTCCTGTTCTACTATGTCTTTCATAGTCATTCTCCTTTCAAAAAAACAATTTGAATATCGCCGATGAAATAAATCCAGCTATAAGTGAAATAATTGAAACGTAAATAAATTTTTTCTCCTGTATATCCATAGTCATTCTCCTTTCATATCCTCACTCTATGCTCCATCAATCTTTCCAATAAACATTTATTTCACCAGTAAATTTTGGGTCGTACATATTATTAGCTTTTAATCCACACACTTTGCATATATGCCTATTTTTTTCACCATAACCAGTCCATTTATGTTCGCCAAATAGATAACAGCGTTGCATCTTATAAAGAATTTCATTCTTAATTCTGCTTTCAATAATTGACCAATCACGTTCCATAAATTTCGTAATCAATTCTGCTTTTTTCATTTCATCTTTTGTTTGACTTATTGGTATAACCTTAAACTTTGGAATATCCTTTAATAATTTTTCAATTGTTTTAATATAACTTTTCATATCCTATTCTCCTTTCAACAATACTTTTTTATATTCCATCAAAGGCTCCAGCTCCAGCTCCTGCTCCTGCTCCAGCTCCAGCTCCTGCTCCTGCTCCTGCTCCTGCTACCGCTCCCGCTCCTGCTCCTGCTCCTGCTCCTGCTACCG